CGCGCAAGCAGCGCAGCGATGCCGGCAATACCAGCATCCCGCTGCGCGAGCTGCAGATCCTCTCGGCGCTATTGGTCGAGAGCATCCGCAAGAACGACAAGCAGTTGTCATCCATCAAGCTGGCGGTGGCGCGGCTGCGCGCCAATGGCCTGATCCGCGCCGAGTCGGTGAACAAGAAAACCGGCGAACTCAAGCCGATGAGCGAGAGCGCCATCAGCCGCGCGCTGTACCAGCACAACCTGCACCCCTCGCAGTTGCTGGCCCCGGCGCCGGCCGTTGCGCTGTCGAGCAAGCACCCGAACCATGTGTGGCAGATCGATGCCTCGATCTCCACCCAGTTCTACCTGGACGACGACGGCGCCCGCACGATCAATCCTGCCGAGTACTATGACGGCAAGCCGGCCAACTTGAAGAAGATCGAGCGCAAGCGCCTGTGGCGCTACGTGATCACCGACCACACCAGCGGCACCATCTACGTGCAGTACGTGCTGGGCGCCGAGAGCGCGGAGAACCTCTGCCACGTGCTGATCTGCGCTATGCAGAAGCGCCACGAGCAGGACCCGTTCCACGGCGTGCCCTTCGTGGTCATGACCGACCCCGGCGCGGCCATGACCTCGGCCATGTTCCGCAACCTGTGCCAGGCCCTGGGCATCGAGTTGATCATCAACGAGGTGGGCAACGCCCGCGCCAAGGGCCAAGTGGAGCAGGCGCACAACATCGTCGAGTGCGAATTCGAATCCGGCCTGAAGCTGGAGCGGGCCGAGTCCCTGGCGCATATCAACGCCCGCGTCGGCGAGTGGATGCGCGCCTTCAACGCCACCGCCATCCACAGCCGCCACCGCCGCACTCGCTATGGCGTGTGGATGCTGATCAAGCCCGAGCAGCTGCGCATCGCCCCGCCGGCCGAGGTGTGCCGCGAGATGGCCACCTGCGCGCCGGAGTATCGCAAGGTAAACACCTTGCTGCAGGTGTCCTACCGTGGCGCGCTGTACGAGGTTAGCAGCGTGCCTGGCGTGATGGTGGGCCAGAAGCTGCTGATCACCCGCAACCCCTGGCGCGACGCGGAGAGCGCCCAGGCGGTGCTGCGCGACGACAACGGCCACCAGACCCTGTACGTGATCGAGCGCCTGGACGTCGACCAGTTCGGTTTCGTTGAAGGGGCGGCGCTGATCGGCGAGGAGCACAAGAGCCGCGCCGAAACCCCGGCCCAGGTGGCGCGCAAGGTGCTGGAGCAACTGGCCACCGAAACTGACAGCGAGGAAGCCGCGGCGCAGGCGCGCAAGGCCAAGGTCACGCCGTTCGGCGGCGCCATAGACCCGCACAAGCACCTCACCGACACCAGCCTGCCGACCTACCTGCCCAAGCGCGGCACCGAGCTGGAAACCCGCGTCAGCCTGGCCGGCCTGGCTTCGGTGGAGCTGCCGAAGCTCAACCGTATCGAGCTGGCCAAGGCGCTGCGCACTCGTCTGGGCGCCGCCTGGACGCCGGAGTCCATGGAGTGGCTCAAGGCCAACTACCCCGAAGGCGCCATGGAGGAGCAGCTCGACAGCATCGTCGCGCAGCTGCAGGCGCCAGCTCGCACCGGCCTGCGCGTTGTAGGGGGTGAATGATGCTGCGCCTCAAGGAAGTACTCGCCAGCCTGCAGAAGGGCCAGGCCGACCTGGCCAGGGCGGTGAAGCTCAGCCCGGCGGCCATCGCCCAACTGATCAACCACAACCAGTGGCCAAAGAGCATCCCGCAGAACCAGATGGCCTGGGCCATCGTCGAGTACCTGATGCAGCACGGCGCGCAGTTCGATACCGCCCGCACTGCATTTGATGAGGTGGAGCCGCCGTGCGCCAACGCGGCGGCCCCTGCAACCCAGGAAACCAATCACGAAAACCAGGAGTGCCCCGACATGCTAATGGCTAAACAAACCCCGCGACCAGACACCAAGCGCGCCTTCGGCCTTGCGGTCGACCCGTTCGGCGATCTGCGCAGCGCCGATGACATGTATTTCAGCGGCGATATCCGCTACATCCGCGAGTCGATGTACCAGACCGCACGGCACGACGGCTTCCTGGCCGTGGTGGGAGAGTCTGGCGCCGGCAAGAGCACCCTGCGCCGCGACCTGGCGCACCGCCTGCGCAACGAGCCGGTCATTACCATCGATCCCTTTGTCATTGGCATGGAGGCCAGCGAAACCAAAGGCAAGAGCCTCAAGGCGAGCCATATCGCCGAGGCCATCATGTATGCCGTCGCGCCGCTGGAAACGCCCAAGTCGAGCCCCGAGGGGCGCTTCCGCCAGGTGCACACTACCCTCAAGAACTCGTTCGCCGCTGGCAACCGTCACGTGCTGATCATCGAGGAAGCACATGCCATCCCAGTGCCCACGCTCAACCACCTCAAGCGCATGCGTGACCAGTTCGAGGAAGGCTTCGACAAGCTGCTCAGCATCATCCTGATCGGCCAGCCCGAGCTGCTTAGAAAGCTGTCGCCGCGCAACGCCGATGTGCGCGAGGTCGCCCAGCGCGTCGAGATCGCCATCCTGCAGCCCATCCCCAAGGGCGATGTGGAGCAGCACCTGGCGTTCCGCGTCGCGCGGGCCAACAAGAAGCTGGACGAGCTGATCGATGCCAGCGGCATCCACGCCATCATCGAGCGCCTCGGCAGCTCGGGTCGCGACGGCGCCAGCCAGCTCTACCCGCTGGCCATCGGCAACCTGTTCAACGCCGCACTCAACCTCGCCGCCGAGATCGGCGAGAGCCGGGTTACGGCTGACGTTGTGAAGGGGGTGTGAGCCATGGCCACCGCAAACGTCATCCCGCTCAACGCCGAGGGCGCCGCGCCCCGGCACAGCATGCCGCTGTGCACCGTACTCACCCCCGAACTGGCCGAGGGTCTGCGCCTGACCAACGACATTGCCCGGCGCCTGCGCGCCGCCGGCATCCGCGTCGAGTCGACGTCGCCGCTCGACACCAGCCTGTACATCACTGCCGAGGACTCAGCCCTGTTCGCCGAGCTGTTCGGCAAGGATTGGCGCGGCGTGGCCTGGAGCAAGGCCGGCAAACACACACGGCACTCGGTGTACCTCGGCGGCGTGCGTATCGCCTGGCTGACCCCGGTGAAGGAGCAGGATCAATGAGCACGAATACCAGCTACAACGACTGCAAGCCGGCAGGCGCCGACGGGAGTGTGCATTGATGAACAGCATGACCAAATCCGCCGTACAGCTAACCGTCGAGCGCCGCCTGCGCGAAGCCATGGAGCTGCTCAAGCGCAGCGCCGGCTACGCCTCGGCCTACCCGAGTATCGGCGGCCACAGGCTGAGTACCGAGATCAGCGAGTTCCGCCGCGACGTACTGGCCGAACTCGACCACGCCACCCAACAAGCCGAGGAAGAGAGCCATGGCTGACGCCGCGATGAACTATGACCAGAACCTCGTGCTTTGCGGGCGCATGGCAGTACAGACCGTGCGGCTCACGTTCGGAGTTTTTGATTACCGAGCCGTTATGGAAGTTGAAGTTGGCGGCAACTGCACCGGTATGACCGTAATCGACTGCGCTGTCGGCATCGCTTACGACCAGTTGGAACAGCGCGGCATCTACGGCAGCGATGACACCTATGCCGTCATTACCTTGGCCGAAGCCGGTGAAGCTGAAGGCGGCACGGAATGCGTAGACGACGAGGGACGTTGCGAGGAATGGCTCAAGGACATGCTTATAGCCGCTGAAATCACCGCTATTCGTCCGAAGGAGGCATCCCATGGCTGAGCCAATCGACATCCCCGCCATCCCCGCAGGGTTCGTCAAGAACGCAGTCGGCCACCTGGTGCCGGAGCACCAGGTGCGCGAGCACGACAAGCTGCGCGACCAGGTCGCCTGTGATCTGGCCAAGCAGGCGGTGGCCATCAGCGAGTCCCTGGCCGCCTTCAAGGCAAAGGCCTTGGGCGATATCGCCGACCTTATCGCTATCTCGGCCGAGAAGTACCAGGTCAAGCTGGGCGGCAAGAAGGGCAACGTCTCCATCGTCACCTATGACGGCCGCTACAAGATCGAGCGCGCCATGGCCGAGCGCATCACCTTCACCGAGGAGATCCTCGCGGCCAAGGAGCTGATCGACCAGTGCATCCGCAAATGGAGCGAGGGTGCCGACCAGCACCTGCGCATCCTGGTCGACCGCGCATTCCGCGCCAACCGCCAGGGCCAGATCAAGACTGGCGACGTGCTTAGCCTGCTGCGCGTGGAGATCGATGACCCGGACTGGGAGCGCGCCATGGAAGCCCTGAAGGACTCCATCCAGGTCAACGGCACCGCGGTGTACATCCGCGTCTACCAGCGCGTGGGCGATACCGATCGCTACGAGCCCATCAACCTAAGCATCACGGGGGTGTGAGCATGCCATTACTCAACAACTGCGATTACGAAACTACAACGATATTGAACGTGATCCAGAAGGCCGGGGAATCTGACGAGGACACCTACGACCTGGTGCATTTGACGCTGGACTCCGGCCTGGAACTGATCCTGCTGGCGGTTACCGCCGAGCAGCTCGATCCGATGGCTGATTTGCTGGAGTCGGTGCGGCTGATGAGGGAGGAACGCTGAGATGCCTGCTCTCAGCACCCCTGCCATGGAGGCCATCGAGCGGGCAAGAAGGAAGATCAACCATCGCCATGCCTGCAGGAACAAGCAGTTCTGGACCGCCGAGGAGGAGCAGCTGCTTCGCGAGCGTTATGCCGACGAGCTGACGGAGGTGCTGGCCGATGAACTCGGGCGATCGGTGGCCAAGGTGCTCTCGAAGGCCAACGCCATGGGGCTGCACAAGTCCCAGGCGTTTATCGAGCGGCATTGCCGAAACCTCGATCCTGAGACTGGCGCGGCGTTCAGGTTCCAGAGGGGGCACATTAGCTGGAACAAAGGCATGAAGGGCTGGAAAGCCGGAGGCAGGTCGGCGGAAACCCGCTTCACAAAGGGGCAGGTGAACGGCAGGGCTGCCCAACTGCTGCAACCGATCGGCGCCGAGCGCATCACCAAGGATGGTATCCGCCAGCGCAAGATTCGCGATGACGGCCCGCCCCAGCGGCGCTGGAAGTCGGTGCATTCGATCATGTGGGAAGAACGCAACGGGCCTATCCCCAAGGGTCACGTCGTCGTTTTCCGCGATGGGAACACCGCCCATATCGAGCATGAGAACTTCGAGCTGATCACCCGCGCCGAGCTTATGCGGCGCAATACCATTCATCGCTACTCGCCGGAGCTGAAAGATGCCATCCGGACGGTCAGCAAGCTCAAGCGCACCATCCGGAGGGTTGAGCATGAAAAACAAGGTTGAGGATCTGCGAAACCATCTCTTCGCCACCATCGAGGGACTGCTGGACCCCGATCAGCCGCTGGACATCGAGCGGGCGAAAGCTGTCGCTCAAGTCGGTGCGGTGATCATCGAGTCCGCGAAGGTCGAGGTGAAGGCCCTGGAGACGCTGGGTGGCCAGGTTAAGAGCGACTTTCTGCAGCTTACGCATGAGGGGAGCTGATATGTCGATTACCAAAGCGACCCTCAGCAAGATCCACATCGCCAAGCAGCAGCTGCGCATGGACGACGACATATATAGAGGGCTGCTTGGCCGCGTGGCCGGCGTCCGCTCGGCCAAGGACCTGAACACGCGCCAGGCCAGCGCCGTGCTCCGGGAATTCGAGCGACTCGGCTTCAGGCCTGCGCCCAGCCAGAAGGCCAAGGGCAAGCCCCACAACTTCAATAAGCTGCCGGCCGAGATCGAGGTGATCGAGGCCCAGCTGGCCGACATGAAGTTGCCCTGGAGCTACGCCGATCGCATCGCCCGGCAGATGTTCGGTGTGGCCCGCGTCGCCTGGCTGAATAAGCCCGACCAGGTGAAAGCGATCCTGGCCGCGCTGCATGTCGAGCAGGAGAAGCGCGGTCTGCTGGCCAGCGTGGAAGCCCTGTGTGAGCAACTCGGCATTAAGCATCCAGAACAGGCCGCTGGTTTGGAACAGCTGCCGAAGGACTGGAAGCGGCAACGTCCAATTCTCAAGGCGCTGGTGATCGCCCTGCAGGGTGTCGTCGATGCACGGAGGAATGGCTGATGCACCTGCAATGCCCGTGCTGCGGCGAGCAGTTCCCGTTCGAAGCCGGGTTCGCCGATGCTGACGGCAAGCGGCTGGCGGCGCTGCTGGCCGGGCTGGAGCCCAAGCTGGGGCGGGCGGTGCTCAACTACCTGCGCCTGTTCAGCCCGGCCAAGCGCGGCCTGCGGATGACGAAGGCGATCCGGTTGGTGGAGGATCTGCTCGACCTGGTCAACGCCGGCCACGTGCAGCGCGACGCCCGCACCAACGACTCGAAGCCGGCCGCTCCGCGGCTGTGGGCCGCCGGCATCGAGCAGATGATCGCCGGCCGCGATCGCCTGCAGCTGCCGCTGGAGAACCACAACTACCTGCGCGCTGTGGTGTATGGCATCGCGGCCGATCCAGCGCAGGCGGCGCAGTTGGCACCGTCCAGGCCGGTGGTCGCCGCCAGCACGGCAACCGTGCAACAGGTGCTGCAGGAGGCAATCAGCCGTATCGATGCGGACGAGCGCCTCGGCCTTATAGATAGAGAGGAAGCCGATCGCCGTCGCCAGGCGGCAAGGGGGAACGCATGACTACAAAGCCCAGCGCAATGGCGCAGAAACGCCACGAGCTATTGAGCGACATCGCCGACCATGTGTCGGCGGTAATCAAGGATCATGGTATCGACCTGGCGGTGGCCGAGCAGGCCGGCGCCGCGGTCGTTGAGCATCTGTCGAATACCTGGGCAGGTTCGTGCGTCACGTTCCCGAAGGATTTTCGCTGGCGGATCACCCAGCGCGATCTGGAGATACTCGGCAAGTTCAAGGGCAACAACCACCACGCGCTGGCAGTCGAGTACGGGATGACCGAGAACGCGATCTACAAGTTGCTCAAGCGCACCCAGGATAGGAAATTCGACGCCGACCAACATAAACTCGACCTCGGCGACGGCCGGCTGTAACCTGCCGCCGCCGTTTCCATCTCGGCAACACCGTTACAATTCCAGTCCCGATATAGCCCCATATCCCTACCTATATCCCGCTTTTATCACGCTTTCCTGGTCTTGTTTTTCTCAAGTCTGCACAACATGCTGACCGGGATCATCGGTGGCCTGGACCTGATCCAGCGCTATATCCAGTCAGGCCGGCACGGCGAAACCCAGCGCTTCATCGATGCCGCGGTGACCTCGGCCAACCGCGCCGCGGCGCTGACCCATCGCCTGCTGGCCTTTGCCCGGCGCCAGCCGCTGCACCCGAGCGTGGTGAACGTCGCCCAGTTGCTCGACCGCATGGACAGCCTGCTGCACCGCGCCGCCGGCGACTCGGTCGAGATCGCGCGCAGCGCTCCCGAAAGGCTGTGGCACACGCTGGTCGACCCGAATCAGCTGGAAAACGTGCTGCTCAACCTGGTCATCAACGCGCGCGACGCGATGGAAGGCCGCGGCAAGGTGACGATCCG